GTTGTCTTTTTACCATTGGTGAAAACATCACAAAAATTTAAAGATATCCTAAACAAAAAAGGCTTCAAGGCTGCTGAAGTGAATGGGGATTCACAAGACAGAGCAGAAATACTTGAAGACTTTGACAAAGGCAAATATAACGTATTATGCAACTCAATGCTTTTAACAGAAGGTTGGGACTGCCCAACAGTTGACTGTGTTGTAGTGCTAAGACCGACAAAAGTTAGAGCACTGTATAGTCAAATGGTAGGGCGTGGGACACGTTTAGCACCAGGTAAGGAAAATCTATTGTTGTTAGATTTCTTATGGCATACAGAACGCCATGAGCTATGCAGACCAGCACACTTAATCACTGACAGTCCAGAAGTGGCTAAGAAGATGATTGAAAACATGGCTGATGAAACAAATGTAGCATTTGAATTATTAGAAGCTGAAGAGGTTGCTACTAAAGATGTCGTTTCTGAACGTGAAGAATCACTTGCTAAGCAATTAGCAGAAATGAGAAAACGCAAACGTGCATTAGTTGACCCACTACAATTTGAAATGTCTATCCAAGCAGAAGACCTTGTTGATTATGTCCCAGAATTTGGTTGGGAGATGGCACCAGCGTCAGAAAAACAACTCAAAACACTTGAGAAGTTTGGCATTTTTACTGATGAAATTGGTAATGCAGGTAAAGCTGCCAAATTACTAGACAGACTAGATAAACGTCGTCAATCAGGACTAACAACACCTAAGCAAATCAGAATGCTTGAACGATATGGTTTCAAAAATGTTGGTATGTGGAAGTTTGAAAGTGCATCAAGTATGATCAACCGAATTGCAGCAAATGGTTGGAGATTACCAAGAGGGATCGTAGCAAGAGAATATCAACCAGAATAATGAAAGGATAACATGGCAGAGAATGATTTTAATTTGCTACCGTTGTTGGATTATATCAATCCTGCCACGGTAGACTATCAAACATGGGTCCAAGTTGGAATGGCCCTAAAACATGAAGGATATACTGCTATGGATTGGGACTTATGGTCTCAATCTGATAGCAGGTATAAAAAAGGTGAATGTTTTGCTAAGTGGGATAGTTTCCAAGGTAATGGACTAGGGATCGTTACAGGCGCAACAATCACACAACTAGCTAAAGATAACGGTTGGACATCTGATTATCGTACAAGTGATGAAGCCCATGAACTTGATTGGGATAGCACAATAGACCGTGATTATAAGATTGTAGATAAGAACTGGATTGAAGCTAGAGAAATTAAAGAGCCTCAAAACTGGAATCCAGTTCAAGAAATTATTACTTATATTGATACTCTGTTTGAATCGACTGATAAGGTTGGCTATGTAACTGAAACTTATCCAATTGAAACGGATAAGGGAGAGATTATCTACAAACCGACTAAAGGAGCGTATGACAGAACTGCCGGACAGCTTATTCAAGAGTTGCAAAAGTCAGGTAATGACATCGGTGCAGTATTTGGTGATTTCAAAGAAGAAGCCGGAGCATGGATTAGATTTAATCCTCTTGATGGTAATGGTGTCAAAAATGATAACGTCACAGATTTCAGATATGCACTTGTTGAATCTGACAATATGGAACTTGGTAAGCAATATGCTCTCTATAAAGAATTAGAGTTACCAATAGCAACATTGGTCCATAGTGGTAAAAAATCCCTACATGCAATCGTTAAAGTTGATGCCAGGGATTACCAAGAATATCGTAAGCGTGTTGATTATATCTACCAGATTTGTAAAAAGAATGGTCTTGATATTGATACTCAGAATCGTAATCCTAGCCGTCTTTCTCGTATGCCAGGAGTTACAAGAAACGGTCACAAACAGTTCTTGATTGATACTAACATTGGTAAAACAAACTATGAAGAATGGTATCAATGGATTGAAGATTTAAATGATGATTTACCTGATCCAGAGACACTAGCAGATGAGTGGGACAATATGCCTGACTTAGCTCCTGAATTAATTAAAGGAATGCTTCGACAAGGACACAAAATGCTTATAGCTGGTCCATCAAAAGCCGGTAAGTCATTTGCATTGATTGAGCTATCAATAGCAATTGCTGAAGGTGTGAAATGGATGGACTGGGAATGTGAGCAAGGTCGTGTTTTATATGTCAATCTTGAGTTAGATAGGCCATCAGCATTACACAGATTTAAAGATGTCTATTCTGCAATGGGATTAAATCCACAAAATTTATCAAACATCGATATCTGGAATTTGCGTGGTAAGACAGTGCCAATGGACAAACTAGCACCTAAACTTATCCGTAGATCACTTAAGAAAAACTATCAAGCGGTTATCATTGACCCAATTTACAAGGTACTCACTGGTGATGAAAACAGTGCAGAACAAATGGCCCACTTCACTAATCAATTCGACAAGGTTGCCACTGAATTAGGTTGTTCGGTTATCTACTGTCACCATCATTCTAAGGGTGCTCAAGGCGGAAAGAAATCAATGGACCGGTCATCTGGTTCAGGTGTATTTGCTCGAGATCCTGACGCTATTATTGACTTAGTTGAATTGGAATTGACTGAAGAAATTATCAAACAACGTATTAACAAACGATTAGCAAAAATCTATCAAGAAGCTATCCAAATTAAAAATAATGACTACTATAAACAGGAAGTAGGACTCGATGATTTGGAAAGTAGATTTCAAATGCAGCAACATTTTGAAAAAGCTATACCAAACGTTCTTGATAGACAAGCTACTAATGAATTAATTCAAAACGCTGAATATGCAATCAAAATCAGTTCAGCTTGGAGAATCGAAGGGACGCTCCGTGAGTTTCCTAAAGTCAAACCAACGAATGTTTGGTTCTCATATCCGGTCCATCATGTTGATGAATCAGGAGTTCTTGCTGACATATCACTTGAAGATACTAATTCAAAAAATTCACCTTGGAAAAAGAATTTTGAGAAAAAAGACACTGGAAAAATAAGAGAGACTAAAGCTCAAAAAGTAGAGTCAGCTATTAAAGTTTTATATGACGGTATCGAACCAGTGAAAATTGAGTCATTAATTGAATATTTTTCTACTGAAGATAAACCAATTTCTGAAAAAACGATTCGAAGATGGATATCTCAAACAGACAAATATGAAGTCAAAAATAAAGAAGTTTGTGAAAAAATCACAGAGGGACAAAATTAGGGACAAGGACAAACTCGATGGACAAACTCGAATGTGTCTATCGAAAATGTCCCTGAAAAATACGGACATTAATCGAAAATGTCCGTGTCCCTATTCAATATTTTTCAGGGACAAAAATAGGGACAAACTCGATAATTAATCGAAAATGTCCGAGGGACAAACCGATGGACAGAATCTCTCTCTTCCAGAAGAGAGAGATTTAGAGAAATGTCCTTGACAGTCCAGAAGAACATGAACAGGAACATGGGGGTCTTGAGACTCCCCCATGTAACCCTGTGACCATGTCCTTCACTCTGGACAAAGCGCGAAAATGAAAAAGATGGGAAGTGGTAAAAATTAAAATTGAATTTTTTATCCCAATGAAAAAAATACCGACCACCACACACCAACAAAAAAAGGTCCGAGTGGTAAATGGGAAGCCACAATTTTATGAACCTGACACGCTAAAGGATGCCAGGTCAAAATATATGAGTTTGTTATCAGCTCACAAACCTGATCAGAAAATAAGTGGGCCAATTAGGTTGACTGTTAAATGGTTATTTCCAATGACTAAGCAGTCCGTAAATGGACAGTATAAAACTTCTAAACCTGACACTGATAATTTAAATAAGCTACTCAAGGACTGCATGACTGAATTAGGATTTTGGAATGATGACGCTCAGGTGGCAAGTGAGATTATTGAAAAGTTTTGGGCTGATAATGTCGGAATATATGTAAAGGTTGAACAACTATGAAAATAGACTATATAGATTTTTTTGAACGAGTTGTCCCAAATTGGATGAGAGAGAGTAATGTCAAAATGCAAGAAGTCGGTTTCAATACTGAAGCATACTGGACATGGGCAAATCAATCCATAATTGCAATTTGTGAAAGCTATGGCAATGATTCGTTAGTAAATGGCCAATTTCATCTTATTTGGGAATGGCTTGAAGGTAAAACTAAAGAGGTAAACGCATGAATTACACAGTAACAGTTTATAAAAATAAAGTAGCAATTGAGACACGTTGGGCGTCATCACATTTAGATGCAAGGATTTTCAGATTTGAGCTGCAAAAGAAGTATGATGGCCAGCAAGTAAAAATAGAAATTGAGGAAGTGGAATGATTAAAACAAAAATTTTTAGAACAGACTTCGACCTTATTAGTGGAGAATCAGCAGACGAGAAGTGCAATAAATTTATCGAAGAAAATAAAAGTATTGTGCCAATAGATTTTAGATTTTCTAATTCTGTAAGTAAGAATTCCTTGATCCCCACGATTTGTGAATCAATTTTATTAATTTATAAAGAAAGCGTGGGAGAATGACTAAATACGACATCATAAGAGAACGAGCAGTACAGCTTTTGTGGGGATTTGGTGGCAGAAATTCAGATAAATTTGAAATGGACGGTAAGTTTTATAGGTTGACTTTGGAAGAGGTAGAAGAATGAAAGATTATGTGACTTTTGAAAAAGAAACCTTCGATAAAATTAATCGTTCGCTAAATAGATTTTTTACTATTTGTGTGCTTTTAGCTTTTATCAATTTAACATCTGTCGTTTGCGAAACTTACATTGATTTCAAAAACAATGAGTCTAGAATTATTAAACTAGAAAAGCGACTCAAAGTAAAAAACAAACAAATCGACGGTTTGCATAAGCAACTCACACGCACGCAGTATCAACTTAAAAAAGCTAAAAAGCAGAATGTGGAACAGACGCAGAAAATTGCTGAATTAACGAGAAATGGGGGATAAATGAAAGAACACAATAACAGAAAGAAAGCCAACCAATTTGCAGAATACATTACTGGAACTGAACTGAGAAAATACACTGCTGAAAAAGTTAAAAAATATTGTGGTGACAATCCATCTGTTTTTGATGGTGCAGGTGGTTCAGGTCAGCTTGAGCAATTTATCCAACCATCGGTATTTACAGCAGTGGAAATCCAAAGCGAAGCTTGCGAAGTTTTAAAAGAAAATTATCCAAGTGCAAATGTTATAAATAATGATTTTTTCTTGCACAATGAGGCAGATAAATACGATGCTGTTGTCATGAATCCTCCGTTTTCGCTTATGTTCAAAGAACAATCTGAACAAGCTAAAGCTGAAATTCAAAAACTGTTTCCGTGGAAAAAATCAGGCAAGGTTGATGATATTTTTATGCTTAAATCGTTGCAATATTCAAAACGATACGGATTTTACATTATGTTTCCCGGAATCGCTTATCGGTCATTAGAGCTTAAAATGCGTGAATTAATTGGTAATCAGTTGCTGGAATTGAACACGATTGAGAATGCTTTTGAAGATACACCAATCTCAGTTATTTTTATCGTGATTGACAAAGAAAAAACAAAAGATGAATGCAGTCGAGAACTTTATGACTGTAAAGCTAAAAAACAATTAGCATCTGACAAGTGGAAAATTAATTACGAGAATTGGGAACAAATCAGGCTTGAAGTCGAGAAAGAAGAAATTGATATTGATTTTGTGAACAGTGAGTTAGATCAACTTGCCCTTGACCATTTAGAAAATCATTTAGCTGGTCAATTGATGTTGATACAGACATTTCAAGCAGACATTAACTATTTAGGATTTATTTCTAAAGCGTATGACGTGCTGAATAAGTATGAGCTTTATTATAATTTTGGAGGAAATTAGTGAGAAAGTGGTTTCAACCTGAGATAGATTTTTTAACAAGAAATTGGGAGAATTACACAGCCAAAGAAATCGGAGAGATTCTGAAATTTAGCGAAGGTGCGGTTAATTCAATGGCTAGAAAATTAGGATTGAAAAAATCAAGAAACTTTAAAAGACAATCCATGGCTAGAGCTAGCTTGATGAAACAACTCAGTTTTCATGACAAGTACATCCTCGAAAGATTAAATGGAAATTTTAAAGGAATTAATTACACAACTAGACCGCAGTCGTTAGGTGGTGGGGCTGAAAGATTATTCCAGTCATTAGTCCCTGATGCTTTGGACGCAAATGAATCCATTCAATTAAATAATCCTGACTTTGATTTTATTTATAAAGACTTAACTATTGATGTTAAGTACTCATCAGCGCACAGACGCAAAGAAGGTCATAATATTCATTGGTCTGTTAGATGTTCTGGAAATATGGATTTGATTGTAGCGTTCCTTGAGAGAAAAGAAGGTTCTGAATTAGACGAACCAAATATTCTGATTGTGCCAAAAGGAATGTTTCCAAGAGAAAAAATAGAAATTCATCAGAATGGTAAGTATCAAAAATTATTTATTAACAAAGAAAACTTAATTGAAGTACTGAATAAGTATCAATCATTAAAATCTGAATTAGGAAGGGTATAGATGCGAAAAAATTGGACGGTTGAAGAAGTAGAATATCTTGAAAAAAATTACGAATCAAAAAGCATTAAATTTATAGCTAAAAAATTAGGTCGTTCTTATGCTTCTGTGGCACAAAAACTTCAAAGGTTTGGATTGATTGCAAGAGGTGATGATCAATATATTACCATTTCTGACTTTTGTAACTTAACAAAAATACATAGGTCAACTGTTGAATACTGGATAAGAAATACAACATTTCCAACTAAGAGAATAGGAAAATATCGCAAGGTAAAAATATTAACTTTTTGGAAATGGGCATCTGAAAATAAATCGTTTATTAATTGGAAAAAATTTCCTAAGGACTGCCTACCACCTGAGCCAAAGTGGGTTGATATTTTGAGAACTAAAAACGATTGTAAATCAACACGCAGGAATTGGACGACTCAGGAAGAACAGAGATTAAGAGACTTGTTATCAATGGAAAAGTACACATATCAAGAAATAGCTAACTTGCTAAATCGAACACATGGGGCAATTAAACGGAAAATCTATGATTTAAAGTTGTTGCATACGCCTGTTTACACAGATAAGCACAGATTGTACTCTGATGAAGAAATTGAAACAATCATCAATTTAAAAGAAGCTGGTTATACAATTAGTACAATTTCTTTAAAAGTAAATCGCTCTGAGGCCGGAATAAGAGAAAAGATAAGAAGATTAACCGAGGCGCAGCATGAACGAATTTGAAGAACACCTTTATTACACTTTGAAGAAGAAAGAGGTAGAAAATGAAGCCTAACAGACATCCATATCAAAACAGAGTACACAAACATGATGCTAAAGTTATTATTGACCAAAAAGGATATAGAGTTGAGTGCAGATACTGCCATAAAATATTTTTGGAGGTAATTACAAATGAAGATTGAAAAATTAAAACAAGGTCAAGCTGTTTGGGTAAAAGGATTTGTAGATCGTAGTGTGTTTGGTGGCTGTGGTGGATTTATTGATTTCTATAATCAAGATGGGAATCATTGTGGCCATATTTCAAGAAATAATGTCCGTGAAATGAAAGAAGAAGATGTGCAGATTGACCAACCAAAACCAGTAGTTCAAAAGTTTTTGGCAGATTGGTATGAAGAACATAAAGATAATTTTTATTTAAATTTACATCGTTTAGCTTGGGAACTAATTAAAAATTTAGATGAAGATGACTTTGTGCCTGAAAAAGCAATAGATAGCGATTTCAAGCGTTGGTATCACAAAACTGAAACTGCTATCCAAACGCTAATCAACATGCATCAATTCGGCTACACAGTCGAAAAAGAGAAGTTGTATAATGTTAGCGTTTTAGGATGCACTCTTTTTAAAATGACATCTGATGATCTCGTAAAATACAAATTGATTGGAGAAAATGAGACTCTTTCAGAACCAGTGCTTAGTCTCTATAAATTTGAGGCCAATTTAACAGAGAAAGAAATCAAACAAGCGGACGAGCGTTTGTGGCAACTTGCAGAATCCGCGTTTTAAATTTGGAGATGACGGAATGACAGAAACAGAAAATTTTAAACAAGATGTAACGCTTGAAAGTATTTTGCATTTATTTTTTAGCGAACCTTTATTTTACCTAAATGGGAAAGAGATAAAAAGTTTAGATGGGCTAGACTTAAATAGTACAGTGGTTACTTGCATCTATACAGATTACTTGGGAAACCTGACGCTTGAATTAAAGGGGGGTATCAATGAAAGTAAGAATTAAAGAGTTAAGAAAAGGGCTTGGCTTGACGCAGACAGCCTTTGCAAAGCGAGCTGGATTATCTCAAATTCAAATAAAAGGTTATGAGAATGGTTCGTTTTATCCAACGCTTCCAGCGCTAGAACAATTAGCAGAGACCTATCAAGTGCACCCTGCTTGGTTAGTTGGCTGGATAGACGAACGTGACGGACTACCGAAAACTAAAGAGAAAATAGTCAGAGTCACTGAACACACTGGACGAATTCCAACAGACTGGAAGAATGATGAGGCCGGCAAACTAATCAAGTGGACAAAGAGAGGTATACCGGTTGAGTAAATTATCTAATTCACAGTTAAATGCGTTCGACGAATGGTTATTTGATTATCGAGATATCGAAAAGAAAATTGCACTGAGAAAGCTAGAGCTTCAAACTCCCGTCTCAACCGACATTAATGTTGGAGGAGGTAAAGCCAATCAAGTCTCAAGAGAGACTGAGGATGTTATTGTTCGTTGGTCTAAAGATGGCAGGCTTAACAGCTATGAGAACTTCAAAGCTAGTGTTGTTCGTATGATTAACACACTTGATCATGAGCTTACTGACATCTTTAATCTGCGCTGGGGCGTTGGGTCAAGTAACACTTGGGAAGAGATTGCTTACAAGATGCACATTTCACGAGCAGGCATCTACCGAAAGAGAGAAAGAATATTGACAATATTCGCTGAAGAAATAGGAAAATTATAAAAGTTGAGACAAAAAAGGGTGTAAGTCTCACTAAAAAGGTGGTAAATTGATAGCATGAAGTTATCAGGAAGAGATAATCTTATTGCCATTTTGTTCCTCGTTGAAAACCAACTTTAACATTAATCGAACCAGAGACTTCAGCTCTCCATTATTTTTATCCGACGAAAGACCTTGCGGAAACAGGGTCTTTTGTTGTGACATCTTGAAAGGTTAAGACGCATGATGATAAGACCAAGACCGGCTGAGGCCAATTACACGGATAGGATGAGGCCGATTGAAGAACTTATAATAAAGATTTCAAAAGATAGTAGAATGCCAACTGTTATCTTAAATGGTAATGATGTAAGTACAATAAGTAATCTAGAGCTTACATTTAATGCTAACAAAGCGATTGAACACAGTACAGATAATCAAGTTATGTTAACATACTTTGATAATAGCAAAGCACCAGCCCTGATTACAGTAGGCCAGAGCATAGGACTATGAGACCACAAAAGCTGACTGTCGCAGGTGGAAGACGAACATTAGTAGACTATGATGACAGATCATTAGAGTATCGAGATTATAATCGTAATCGCTGGAAGTATGACAAGCGGACAAAACAATTCTACAATTCGAAACTGTGGAGAGAAACAAGTAAGCAAGTCTTGCTGCAAAGCAACTATGTCTGTGCAATGTGTGGTGGAGAAGCAACCATGACTGACCATATCGTTAGCATCAAGGAAGATTGGTCAAAGAGATTGGATTGGAATAACTTACAAGCAAGTTGTAAAGCTTGTAACGACGCAAAAGCTATCCGAGAAAAACACAAATATAAATAATGAACAAATAACGTACAAAATTTATAACACGTAGGCAAAAACCGAACAATAGACCCCACATCTTTTTAATCGGGGCTGTAACGTTCGGAAACACCAGAACGCGCCCTTTTCTGTGCAAAAAATTCCCTTTTTTGGAATTTTGGCACTGTCAATTTTTATGTAAAGGAGGTAGAAATGGGACGAAATTTAAGACTTGTCGACACGACGAAAAAACATTTTACTAAAGAAGAAATCGAAATGCGAAAAGCAGTGGAACAAAAGGCGTCAGACGGATTGACGACATTGCAGATCACGCCACCAAAACATTTTAATGCAGTCGCGAAAGCTGAGTATCGTAGAATTATTGAAGACCTTCAAAAGCTACCCCTTAGGAACCTTGACAGGGCCATGCTTGAAAATTACTGCACTTGGTACGCGATCTATAAATCAACAATCAAAAAATTAGACGAGACTGGTTATTTTTATTTTGATGCAGATAAAGGATGCACAGTTCCAAGTCCGCTCATTTTAACACTTGAAAAATCCACGGCTAACATAAGAAGTGCTGCTTCTCAACTAGGCCTAACGGTTGATAGTCGCATGAAGATGTTCGTGCCGAAGGAAGAAGAAAAGCCAAAAGGCCTGAAAGATATGTTCGGTGGTTAGAAAGGAGGTCATTAAGATAGAATACGATTATTCGACTATAAGCGATGTCTACAAAGACAGCGCTTTTTATTATGCTAAAGATGTTGTAGACGGAACGCGTACGGCAGGCAAGAAAGTTATCAAGGCTTGTCTCAGACATCTAAATGACCTCAAGAAAATCAATCTAGCGCCTTACAATTACACATATTTGCCAGATAAGGCCCAAAATGTCATTGATTTCATGGAACTTCTTCCTGATGTTAAGACAGGAAAGCCTTATCCGCTAGCAGAATTTCAAAAATTCAACGTGTCTAGCATCTACGGCTGGCGCAAAAAGAGTGATACAAGCATAAGACGCTTTAAAAAAGCTCTTATTTCAGTGGCTCGTAAGAACGGAAAAACCATCTTAATTGCTGGGATTTTGCTCTATGAGTTTCTTTTTGGCCACAATCCAGCGTATAGCCGACAGCTTTTTTGTACAGCTAACGACAGAACGCAAGCACGCATTGCCTGGACAATGGCCAAAAAGCAACTAGAAGCTCTTAGAGCTAAGTACCCAGACATTAGAAAAACAACTAAGGTCATGAGAGACGAGTTGACAAATAAAGAAGACGAGTCTTACATCAGGGCGCTTAGTCGAGATACTGGTGCGGTCGACGGTTTCGAGCCGTACGTTGGAGTGCTTGACGAGTATGCAGCCTCAAAGACAAACGAAATGATTGAACTGCTTGAGTCTGGTCAAGGTCAGTTAGATAATCCTTTGATTTTAATCATCTCAACAGCTGGACTTGACTTGAACGTGCCAATGCACACGATAGAGTATAACTATGTTGAGAGACTCTTAGATGGAGAAATTGAGAATGACTCTTATTTTACTTACGTTGCCGAACAGGACTCTGAAGAAGAGATCAAAGATGAAGCGACCTGGATTAAGTCAAATCCAATTATCGAAGTCAGCGCCTTAAAAGATAAGATCATGGATTATCTTCGCGAGAGAAGACGAACCTCTTTAGAAACCGGAGAAATTAACAAGGTCCTTGTTAAAAATTTCAACATGTGGCGTCAATCAAGTGAAGAGTCTTACATTGATAAAGAGACTTGGAAAAATGCAGAGATTGAAGCGCCAAGCACACATAAGCGCAAGGTATGGCTTGGGGTCGACGTTGGCCGAGTGAGTGACTTATTCGCGATCAGTCCAACTGTCATGATGGATGATTATTGGTACATTGACAGTTTTTCCTTTGTTGCAACAAAATATGGCTTGCAGGCAAAAGAAAAACGTGATGGTGTCTCGTATAGTAACTTGGAAAGACAAGGCTACTGTGAGATAACCACTCTAGAGTCAGGGGTCATTGATGATGAGCGCGTGCTTGAGAAGATTGAAGAGATGGTCTATCAGAATGAGTGGGAAGTCCATGGTATATGCTTTGACCCTTACCAATTTGGAACTCTGCTCACAATGATTGAAAAAAGGCACCCAGAATGGCCCCTGATAGAAGTTTCGCAAACGACAATGGTTTTGAACATGCCAACAAAACAATTCCGTGACGACCTCAAAAACGGCAAAATAAAGCATTCTGGAAATCCGCTCTTAACTATGGCCGTTAACAACGCCTTTATCAAAACGGACAACAACGGCATGAGGATTGATAAGAATAAAAACAGTAACAAGATTGACCCATTAGATGCCGTTCTTGATGGGTATGCAGTCTGCTATCTAGAACCATTTGACGGGTCAGGTTACTGGACAGATGAGAAGATTTTTGAGGGAGGAACATTGTTCTAATGAGGTGGTTTTTTAACAACATCCACACGATCATTTTTTTAATTGGGCTTGGCTTATTCAGCTATGGCCTTTTTTTAATAAGTGACATTGTTGGATTTATTGGAAGTGGAATTTTATTAGTTCTGCTTGGATTTTACATTGATTTATTTTCACGTTGACCTCGTAAAAAAGAAAGGAGGTGAGAAATGTAAATGAGTTTTTTTCAATCACTGGGAAGTGAGCAAGTCTCTTATGACAGTTATGTCGATGCAGTCATTGCTGGCAACTTAACCCCACAGTACACAGGCGTCTCGGCTCTCAAAAATAGTGACATCTTAACCGCAATTTCAATCATTGCTGGCGACATTTCAAGGTTTCCGCTAGTTAAAAAAGACATAAATGGAGACATTGTCCATGACGAAGAGCTAAATTATCTTCTAAATGTTAAGTCTACTAAGAACGCTAGTGCCAGAACTTGGAAGTTTGCCATGGCAGTAAATGCCATTTTAACTGGAAATTCGTTCTCGCGTATTATTAGAGACCCAATCTCAGGTAAAGCTCTAGAGTTTAAATTCTACAAGCCGTCAGAGACAACAGTTGAAGAGACTAAAAACCATGATGTCATCTACACTTTCACGGATGCATTGACTGGTACGGAAATCAAGTGCAGGTCTGACGATGTTATTCACTGGAAGTTTTTCAGCCATGACACGATCTTGGGCCGTTCTCCACTCTTGTCATTATCAGATGAGATAGTTCTGCAAGAAGGCGGACTCAACACTTTAATTAAGTTTTTCAAGGACGGGTTCTCTAGCGGAATTCTGAAAATGAAAGGTTCTCAATTAAGTGGTGAGGCTCGGAAAAAAGCAAGAGCTGACTTTGAGAAAATGCGCGAGGGGGCAATTGGTGGAAGTCCACTTGTCTTTGATGACACTATGGACTATGAGCCATTGCAGATTGATACAAATGTCTTGCAGTTGATTACAAGTAATAACTTCTCAACTGCGCAGATCGCCAAGGCCCTTAGAGTCCCAAGCTACAAGTTGGGAGTTAACAGTCCTAACCAATCAGTGGCTCAACTGATGCAAGACTATGTCACTAACGACTTACCATTTTATTTTGATGCGATAGCTAGCGAGTCCGGACTTAAGATTTTATCTGATAAAGACCGCAGAAAATATCATATCGAATTTGATACAAGAAGCATCACAGGACGAAATGTTGACGAAATCGTCAAGTTGGTTAATAACCAAATCTTAACGCCTAATGAAGCCCTTGTTGAACTTGGTAAGCAGAAATCGTCAGATCCGAATATGGACAGATACCAATCTAGTCTGAACTATGTCTTTCTTGATAAGAAAGAAGCCTATCAAGAAAAGGTCGCGACGAGGAAAGGAGGTGATATAAATGACAAAGAGAATTCAACTTAAAGGAAGATTAATCCCAAACGACTATCAAGAAGTCTATGATTTCATCAAAAAAGATGGGACAAGTGCCTCACGCTTGATTGAACAATTGCCTGAAGACAACAGCGATGTTGTTATTGAGGTTAATTCGTTCGGCGGTCTCGTCACAGTTGGAAGTGAGATGTACACAGCTCTTCGGAATTACAAAGGGAAAGTTACCGCTGAAGTTACTGGAATGGCCGCAAGCGCAGCATCATTTGCCATTATGGGCGCAGACAAAATAGTCATGAGTCCAACGGCTCAAATGATGATCCACAAAGCTTTGCTTAATTTTGTCTCAGGGAACAGTGATGATCTTGATCGAGCGTCTGAAGCTCTCAAGGCAAGCGATAAAGCTATCGTCAATGCTTATATGAGTAAAACAGGACTGTCTGAAGATGAGCTAATGAACTTGATGGCTAAAGAGACTTACATGTCTGCCCAAGACGCAGTTGACAAAGGCTTTGCTGATGAAATCATGAGCTTTGAAGACTACAAAGCCGTTGCAAGCCTCGGCGATGACCTTCTAACAGATGAAGAAATGGCTCGCATTCGTGCAGAGATGCAAGAAATCGATAACATGAAGCTTGAAATCGAAAAAGAAGAAATTTTACAAGGACTATAAAGTCCTATTTTTTATGCAAAAAAGGAGAAAAAACTTATATGTTTAACGAAAAAATTAAAGAATTTGAAGCTGAAATCCTTAACTTAAATGCTTCAATCACAACAAAAACTCAAGAAGTTAAGAACGCTTTGAACGCTAATGACTTAGAAAAAGCTAAAGAAATCAAAGCAGAAATCGAGACCGCTAAAAACGATTTGCAGACTGCAAAAGAAAACTTAGATCTCTATAAAACTGCTGAGAACGCAGGTAGTGCATCAAACGAAGAAAGCTTTGAAGTTAAATCTGACGAAAAAACTTATCGTGAAAGCGTTAATGAATTTATTCGTTCAAAAGGTAAGGTTGTTAATGAAAATTTACGTTTCGAAGGTAAAGATGAAGTTCTTATTCCGATGAACGAAATCACTCCAACAACGGACGGGGTTGTTAAAACTGACACTAAACCAGTGACAAGTGAAGAAATCATCACAACTCCAGTTCGTGAAGTGAAAACTGTTGTTGATTTGAAACAATTCACAACAATTCATAAGGCAAATAAAGCGTCTGGTAAGTATCCAATTCTTAAACAAGCAACAACTAAAATGATTTCTGTTGCTGAGTTAGAGAAAAACCCAGCACTCGCTAAGCCAAACTTCCAAGAAGTTAGCTGGTCAGTTCTTACTTATCGTGGTGCAATTCCAATTTCTCAAGAGTCAATTGACGACGCTGATGTTGACTTAGTATCAATTGTTGCTGAAAACGTTGGTCAAATCAAAGTCAACACTACTAATGCTGCAATCGCAACAGTGATGAAATCATTCACGGCTAAAACAGTTGCTGACCTTGATGGGTTGAAAGCTATCTTCAACACGGATTTAGATCCTGCTTACAATGCATCACTTGTTGTGTCTCAAAGCTTCTACCAAATTTTAGACACTCTAAAAGATGGAAATGGTCGCTACTTACTACAAGACTCAATCACTTCTGCATCTGGAAAAGTGTTGCTTGGTCGTCCAGTATTCGTTTTAGCAGATGATGTGCTTGGTGCATCTGGCGAAGCTAAAGCGTTTATCGGTGATGTTAAGCGCGCAATCTTGTTCGCAGATCGTAAAGACTTAGGTCTTCGTTGGGCTGACAATGAAATTTATGGACAATACTTGCAAGCAGTGACTCGCTTTGATGCTAAAGTTGCGGATGCTAAAGCTGGTTTCTTCGTTACATTCACGCCCAGTACAGGCGTCTGAGACCTTAACCAAGCCGACAGACGCTAACACAGTAGCGGAAATTAAAGCTTACTTAGACTCTCAAGGGATTAGCTACACTTCAACAATGACCAAAGCCGAACTACTAGCCTTAGTAGTCTAGAAAGAGGTGATTTATGGAAGTAGATGCAAAGCTTCTTGAAGATGTAAAGCTTCTTGAAGATGTAAAGCTTTATTGCAAGATAGATTTTGATTTTGAAGATGACATCATTAAGCTAATGATTTTATCCGCTCAGGATCAAATCTGTTCCGCGATTGAAGAGGGGTCAACCCCTGAAACTTTTGCTAGCTACCCCGAATTTAAACTTGCAGTCTTGAAGCAAGTCAAGGAAGAGTATGACCATAGAGGCCTATCTGCTGACTCTATGCGTTTTCCGCTAGCGAACGGAGTCCTCAACATCATTCACCAACTCCGATTTAGGAAGGAAATAATCCTATGATAACTAGAAAAATGAATCAGCGTATCACTTTTTTTAGTCTATCGGGTGGCCAGAATGAAGATGGAGAGGTGCTAGATGCCGTCAGAAAAGACTTGTACACTTGTTGGACTGAAGTGCTTAAAACTCAACTGCGAGATTTTAAGCTTCAGGCCAGCCAGAGTCTACAAAACAGTAAATCATCTAAGGTCTTTTTAATCAGGTACAATCCTAAAATTGAAATTGATAACACTATGTATATTGATTTCAAGGGTCAATCCTACTCAATTGTTAAAGTTGAGCCAGACGAAGCCTCAAAAGACATGACGATGATTGAAGCGGTTAGAGTGTCATGACATCTGGACTAGATAACATCCTAGCAAACCTCACAAAATTACAAGTCAAAGCTCCTAAAGCTGCAAGAGGCGCAGTCACTGAAGTGGCTGAGGAGTTTGAAAAAGCTCTAAAAGTTAACACTCCCGTTTATGAAGATGAAGATACGCATCTTAGAGATGACACAGCCATTAGCGGTTTTAAAGGAGCCAATGAGGGCATAGTCTCTAAGGACATTGGCTACGGTAAAAAGACCGGTTGGCGTGCCCACTTCCCGAATGATGGGACGATTTATCAGAGAGCTCAAGACTTTAAGGAAAAAACCATCAATGAGATGACTCCAAAAGCAAAGCAGATATACGCTGAAAAAGTTAAGGAGGGACTAGGCCTTTGATTGCTGAGACATTAGCTTACAAAATTTTAAGTAAAGATAAGACACTAAATGAGCTTTTTGACCAGTTCAGAGGCTCAGTCTTTGGGAATAATTTCAACCAAGGAATTTTCACTTATGATATTCCAGAAACCCCGACAAACCTTAAAAAAGCAGAGTTAGCGCCATTTATGCGTATCAACAACACTTATGATGGCCCGACTAACTACGCTGACGACTCACTGCTTATCAATGAGCAGAGAATAGCTATTAATTTTTGGTGCAAGAGCGCATCACAGGCCGACCTCATCAACAACGCACTTGATAGTGCGTTAGAGGCAAATGGCTTTATACGCTACACAGCAAATGAAAATCCAAGATATAAAGATAACGATATTGGCTTACTAATGAACGTAAGAAAATATCGCTTCTTTGATTGGAAATAACACTTAGAAAAGGAAATAAAAATGGGAAAAGTAAAATTTGGATTAAGCGCGTTCGAGTATGGCAAGCTTGACGATAAGGACCAAGTAGCATCTACTGTAAAATTGCCAGGTATGAAATCCGCTAAACTATCAATCACTAATGAGTTAATCACTGTAATGGCCGATGACGGACCTTACGCAGTATTGTCAGGCGGTATCACTGAGACAACTCTTGATATTGAAGTTCTTGACCTCAACTCAAAAGCTCGCGAAGATTGGTTCGGTGTCACAACAACTGCCGGTGTTGAGAAATACACTAAGAACCTCACTCCAAACGATGTCGCAGTTATGTTCCGCACTCGCATGGAAGATGGTAAAGCTATTTGGGTCGGTCTACTTAAAGGTAAGTTCTCAATTCCAGGTATGGAAACTAAAACTAAAGAGGGAGCTCCAGATCCACAACCTGACACAACAACTGGTAATTTCGTAGCTCGCGGAGATGCGGACACTGGGGACATTCTCTACATTGGTCGCGAAGACAACCCTGATTTTGTTTTTGATGACTTTAAGAAAATGGTGTTCCCGACTGCAACAGTCTAACCAGTTTAAGCTAGGATTTTTCCTAGCTTTTTATTTTTGATTAAGGAGTAATAAATGTACCAAATTACATTAAATAAAGGTGGCGTTGAGAAGACTTATGAGAAAGCTTTTATCAACGTAGAAGATAATCTACTTGCGGTTGAGCATCAAGTCCGTCAGTCGGCACTTGTCAACAATGAAAAAGATTTTAATGACCCTAAAAAGCACAGAGCTTTAAACGAAGCCTATCTAAAAATGTTCGTCGAAATGTATGGTGAACAATTCTCTGTTGCTGATTTAAAAGCAGCAGACGTGACTATTTTAGAGACATTAAATGAACTCTACGTTGATGCTTTGGGCGGTAAGAAAAAAGAAGAAGAAGATGGTGTCGAAAAAAAGGAAGCATAGAGCCTGAAGAAGCTAAGGCTAACCTTTTAGAACTTATCCAAGCTCTTTTACAGAGTGGCTATACCATCTTAGATGTTAAGAAATTAAAGCTTTCTGATGTTGAATTAATCGTCAAATCATTAGAACAAAAACCAGTCAAAAAAGAAGAAAAAGTCATTGAGTCTACGCTTGACAAAGCCTTTCCATTCCTTTTTGGCGGATAGAAAGGAGGATAAATGGCAAATATAGGTGATTTGGTTGCAACTGCGACGCTAGACATAGCGCCTTTTATGACCAACACGAAAAATCTTAAGACTTATATGCGTGGCCTTGATAGCTCTTTGAAAGCAGTAGAAAAAAGCATATCGGGGCAAGGCAAATCTTTTACAGGATTGACAAGCTTATATAAGCAGACAGGCCAGTCACTAACCGCTTATCAAGCACTTTTAACCAAGCAGAGTGAAAAATATAATCAGTTAAAATCCAACATCGGTGACATCAACAACGCGACTTCAAGTCAAAAAACTGCCCTAGCCGGTGCAAGAGCTGCAATGACAGAAACTGCTGCAAAAGTGGCAGAACTGCAAGGTCGCTATCAAGCACTAGCTAGAGAGATGGCAATCCAGTCAAGCGTCTTTACTAAAGCAGGAAACGCTTTTCAGTCGTTCGGTGGAAAGCTTAGCTCAATAAGTTCAACAACCGGGAAAATCTCATCCGCTACTAGAGATATGTCTCTGATTATTGGAGCTGGTATGGGCTACGGGATCACTAAGGCTGCTGAATTTAACAACAGCATGACCTCAATTCAAGCTTTGTTAGCGGACACAGTTCCGGCCAATAAAATGAATTCTGTCATTACTAAGTTAGGCGACAATTCCAAAAAATGGGCAGTTGAATACGGGCTATCTACAAAATCCGTGAATGCAGGTATGCAAGAGCTTGTAAAAGCTGGTTACAACGCTAATCAAGTTACTGCATCTATGCCGGCAATTCTTAACGCAAGTAAAGCTTCAGGCGAAGACTTCAACACAGTCATGCAAGCAACTACTTCAATACTTTCTCAGTATAAATTGGGAGCTAGAGAGGCAGGCCGTGTCACTGACAGTCTTACCTTTGTAGCCAACAAAACAAAGGCCGGATTTAAGGACATGGGAGATGCAATGGTCTACGTTGGGCCAGTTGCTAAGTCTCTGGGTATGAACGTAGAACAAACTGCGTCTGCGATTGGTCTCTTGTCTAACGCCGGAATTCAAGGCGAAAAAGCAGGTACTGCACTGCGTGGAGCCTTGACCAGATTATTAAAACCATCTAAGCAAAATGCAGCAGCTATGAGAGAGCTTGGCTTCTCTGCTGAAGAATTCAAACGTGGTCAAATAGACCTCCCTGGCATTTTAGATCGCATCAAGCAATCGACTGAGGGCATGACTGATGCTGAGAAAGCATCCTTGATAGCTAAGGCTTTCGGCACCGAAGCACAAACCGCCATGAACGCATTGGTTAATGAAGGAAGTGCTTCGCTTAGAAATTTAACCAACGAAACTAAAAACGCTGCCGGTTATACAAAGGAATTAGCAAAAGCAATGAACTCTACTGATGCTGCTAAGTTTGAACAAGCAAAAGCAAAATTAGAAGTTCTCGCGATAACGATTGGCCAGAAACTTCTCCCAACGATCGTTCCCCTTGTTGAAGATGTTGCGGATCTGGCTTCTAAATTTGCAGATTTACCTGATGGAGTTCAAGAAAGCATTCTTAAGTTTGGAATGTTCTTAGCAGTGATCTCTCCAATTTCAGGCGCAATCAGTAAGACAACAGGCCTTTTAGGTGGATTGTCCACAGGTTTTGGTAAAGTGCTTGGCGCACTTGGGAAAGTTGGAGCTGACAAGAGTGCGGCAGCTGCATTAGAAGGAGTTGCTACAAGCGCAGGTAAGACTTCAACTGCTGTTGGCTTACTCTCAAATCCACTTGGGCTAATGGTCGGAACAACTGCTTTGTTGGCCGGTGGAATGGTTCTGCTAGCTGATGCGCAAGACAGAGCTAGAGAGAAAGCAGATAAGTTCGGAACTAGCTTATCTGGTGAAAACACTCAAAAGCTTAACGCATTTAGCAATGAAGTTAACAACGCTAAAGTCGCAATGGTTAACTTTGAGACTGGTGCGACAACTTCATCCGAAAAAGTCAAAAAAGCAGTCACTAGCATGTTAGATGAAATTAAAAAAGGTGCTAGTGAGACTAACCAAAAGCTTGAAGAACTGGCCAAAAAATATGGCATTGAGCAATCCGTTGTTGATAAAGCCAAAGAGAAAAATAACCAGATCGTCAAGAATTCCCAAGCAATGGCTGACCAGATTAATGCAATCTATGACAAGCACAATGGAAAAATTGCCGAACTAACAACGGCCGAAAACACTATTGTTGAGTCTAACATGAGAGAGCTTGTCGCAGCTCGCGTAGGTCTTCTAGGACTAGGCAAGGACAAAGAGCGTGCCATCATAAAAACTTTTAATGGTGACGTCGGTAGTATGACAAGAGCTCAACTCAAAGAGCAAGCCTCAGTCTTAAAATCAGCAATGGCTGACGAGCAAAAACTCTACAAGAGCCAAAAAGCAGACTTGAAGCGATTGCTTGATAACGACCTTATCAAGCAAGGAGAATACAACAGTAAGATGTCGGCTCTTAAGACCCAGCACAATGCAACCATGCAAAAACTTGGAGAGGCGCTTGTTAAGGTCTCTCAAGAGCAGATGGCCAAATCAGGCGGACTTGTTAAGTACACGGAAGAAGCACGCAAGGTCTTAGCTCAATATGGAATGAGCTTTGAGGACTTAGCTAAGAAGGCTTTAAAGTCTACAAATGCTTTATCTGATGCTGCGTCAATGGTCGGAACTTACACATCTAAGATGTCTGAGGATGCACGAAAGGCAACTGACCAGTGGAATGCTCTTGTTTTAGACAAAAAGACCGGGGAAGTTAAAACTAACGCGCCTGAAGAAGTGGCTAAGGCCTTGCTTGCTGAAAATGGTTGGGCAAACATGGAATTTGTCCTTAAAAACGCAAACATCCAGTCTAACGCAAGAGCTCAAATTGCTGATGCCTTAATTGCTCAAGGACAATGGGACAGTACAACGCCAGAACAAAAAGAGTTGATTTTCCAAAATGCTAACGGACTTCAAGCCATTTATGAGTCTAAGAGTCAGTTAGAAATCTGGAACGCAATGCCTGAGAAGGTCAAAAACCTTTTAGCTAATGACACAGACTTTTCAACAAAAGCAAGTGTCGCTCAAGCAACTCTTGAAAAATGGAACAGTTTAACCCCAGCTCAAAAAGAACTGATCGCGACTAACAACACATCTGCTGGAGTGACTGCTGCACTCTCAATGATGATGACAGTTCCTGAGACCAAGAACACTAACTTAACCGCTAGTGACAATACGCAGGGCGCGACAGGTTCGGCTCAATCAGGAATTAATTCCGTGAAGCAGTATGGCGTCCCTAGCATTTTTGCAAATAATGCGACAGGTAGCGCAACGAGTTCGGCTCAAGCTGGCATCAACTCAGTTAGACAACCGTTCCCAGCGCCAATCAACGCAACAGACGCAACGCCTGGACCCGTAACTGGAGCTAAGCGAAGCATCAACAGTGTGCAGGGAAAAACTGTAACTATCAGCGCGATTGACCGCGCATCTGGCGTCATCTCAGGTATTGCAAGTTGGCTTGGAAGTTTGAGGGATAAGGTAGTCAATGTCATTACTCGACACACAAGTAATGAAAAAGGTACTAACTTCCACCCTGGTGGGCTAGCTCTCGTCAATGACCAAAAAGGTTCACTCTACCGAGAACTTGTTACTTTGCCAAATGGTGTGTCATTCATCCCTGAGGGGCGTGATGTCATGCTTCCGCTACCTAGAGGATCTAAAGTCCTTAGAGCGTCTCTAACTAGGCAATTGTTCCCTCATTATGCCGACGGTATCGGATTTAATGAGACCAACATTTCTACAATTGCTAAACGGATTGGAGAGGTTAGAGAGACCAAGGGCCTTATTGTAAATAACGACAATAGCGACATCAGGTCACTGTTAAATCAACTAATCAGGATAATGACGGCGCAAGGAACTAACTCAGACCTTGCGAACGCTCTCGAAATCATTAAGTTGTTATCAGCTAGACCAATTGAAGTGTCAGTTGAAGCTAGAGAAAAAGTTATTGCTGAAATCCTAGCTAAGCCAATAACCGAAGAACAAGAAAAACGACAAGCGATTTTAAACGCAGTCGAAGGATTGGGGTGGTAAAAACTGGAAAAAGTTTATTTTGATAATGTCGAAATTACGCAATGGTGCACAGTCGCTAGAGGTTTTAATCTCTACGACGGTGCCGATTTCGACCCAAAATTTGAAGACTATGCTTATCAGGACGGGTCTGAGTTTTTATACACAACACGTAAATCCAAGAAGATAAGCATACCGATTTATAACAAATCAGGAACCTTTGAAGAATATGATAATCTTCAACGAGCTCTTAACAAGAAGACTGAGAGAGAGCTTAAGTTCAGCTCTCTACCTAACCGTGTGTTCTACGCCGTACCGGTCGGGACTCTTAACTATGATGAGCTTGTAAAAAATCACGGCAAAGCAACAATTACATTTATTGTCTCTGACGGACTGGCCCACTCAAAAAACATCCAGTCGTTTCCGTTTGCTAAAAATGCTAATGGGATTTTTGAGGCTAAGATAATTAACAACGGTACTGAGAGCGTACCAGTTAATTATCGGATTAAGCTCTCAAAAGAGTCTGGGTATGTTGCCATTGCCAGCCAATATGGAGGTATTCAGTACGGCATAAAAGACGAGGCTGACGCAGTTCTTGAGACTAAGTCAGTTCTGCTGAATAACTCATTCGCATCTTGGACAGATGGAACGACATTTTATCAGGATTTGACTAAGAAGTCTGCAACGACAATGACATCTAATGCTGACAATAAAGGAACGTTAGGCATCTTGCCAACCTACACAAATACGACTAATTCTGTATTTTTTGGAGCCATCAAAGAATTAGCCTTATCTCAGACGGCCAAGGATTGGCGCATCTGGGCAAGGGCTCGCTTTGAGACAGGCCTAATGGGTCAGACAGGTCAGTGGACACTTGCGGTTGTCGACACTAATAATTATGTTCTCGCAGCGATGTCAATTGACAAATTTGACAGAGCCGGAAACTCGGCCAAGATTAGCTTTATTGTCGGGGATAACTTGGGCAACATGAGAACAGTTAAGACAATTGATTTCACGCCAAGCGCCTATCTGTCCCAGAACCCTTATGGGTATGAGGCCTTAGTTCAGGGACGCAACCCGTTTGACATTATAAAAGAGGGAGATAAGATAACCTTCTTTTGGTACGGTACGCATTACTCTTATGTTGAACCAAGCATAAAAGACTCTCAAGCTAAGTTAGTTCAATTTTTTGTTGGGCAACTTAACGGCCGCAACACGACAAATCAGTTAGTGACACATCACTATTTAATGGAATTTAGCTTCCATAAGCTGAACGTGAGCTCTTGGCGTGATGTTCCAAACCGTTATCCAAGCGGTTCAGAGCTTTTTATTGATAGCTCAGGCTTTGTCAATCCTGACGAAAAAGGACGCTTATATGTCAACAACCTGATCACAAATGATGACGAAATTTTAGGTACTGAATTTTTTGAAGTGCCTCCAGGCGAAACAACGGTTCAGTTGATAGTGTCTTCATTCGCTGAGGTTCTTGAAGCAAGCGCAGAAATTGAGGAGGTATACATCTAAGTGAGAATTGCAATCAGAGATACAACCGATAGCCACACTGTCGGTTTTTTTGATAATAAAGCAGGCATCAAATTCAAATCTGCTGAGATGACTCAATTTTTAAAAGGTGCTTGTAGCTATGTCTCGATTAAGTACAGATCTAAAGATGCCGAAAAAGTGAGAGCTGGATGCAAGCTCGCTTTTAGACATAAAGGCAAAGACTACTGGTTAACAATCAATGAGTTTAACAAACAGGGCACTGAGGTTGAAATCACTGCGTACTCATTGAGCCTTGAGGCTAACAAGGAAAAGCGCGGAGCTTACAAAGCATCTAGTGCTATGTCAATTGTTGATTACTTCTCAGTTTTTGACCCTGAAAAATCGCTTGAGATTGGAATTAATGAGGTCTCAGATAAGAAGCTAACTCTTGAATGGACCGGGACAGATACGGTCCTTGCAAGACTCTACTCAATCGCTAACTCATTTGACGCAGAGCTTGAGTTCGTCACAGAGCTAAATCCAAACTACTCTCTTAAGCGTCACGTTGTTAACATCTACCGTAGTGGGAACTTGGGTGGAGACTCAACAGGTAGGCCAGTCAGAGTTGGAACAGAACTTAAAGTTTTAGGCTTTAACTCAAACATTAATGATCTCTACACTGCAATTGATGTGACAGGTAAAGATGGACTCAAGCTGCCTGACAAGACAATCAAGGACTCTAAGGGAGAAGTTCAGTTTTTTAGTAAAAACGGCCGTCTCTATGCACCTCAAGCAAGAGATAAGTTCCCGTCTAACAAGGCTAACGTGAACGATGGTTACATCTTAGCAGAGGCTAAGACAACAGATTTCACGAACCAAGAAGCTCTTTTTGGTTATGCATTGTCAGAGATGAAAAAGCACTGTGATGTTCAAGTTGAGTATTCGACGGAAGGAGCGGTCAAGGGTTCTGTTGGCGATACAAAAACACTGATTGACTCTATCAACTTTGAGCCGACACTATATGTGCAAGCCCGCATCACAGAACAGACTGAAGATCTTGAGACAGGAAAAAGTATCAAGACAACCTTCTCAAACTTCAAGAGAACATCAAGTCAGTTGTCAAGCGATTTGACAAAAAAGATTGAAGAACTTGCTAAGAGTGCAGTACCATACCGAATTGTGATGGTTACTTCTAACGGCACATCCTTTAAAAATGGTACAGGCCAATCAATCGTAAGCCCTAAACTATTTAAAGGTGATGTTGAAATCACAGATGCAACCTATCGGTTTAATTTCAACAACAATACAGTTGCAGGTCTCAACTATACAGTTAATGCGTCAGCGGTAAGCGGTACATCTGTACTCAAGATTGACGCATACGTGGGTAATGATGTTGTAGCAAGGGATGAGTTAACTTTTATCAATGTAAATGATGGTATTAATGGCTCAAACGGTCGTGGCATCACTTCAACCGAAGATTATTATTTGGTGTCAACTAGCAAAACAGGTATTACATCAGCCACAACTGGTTGGGTTAAAAGTACACCTCAAGTTGCAACTGCAACAAATAAATATCATTGGCACTATCATGTTGATATTTACTCAGATGGCGCTAGAAAAGAGACTGTCCCAGCGGTTATTGGAATTTATGGTGACCAAGGTTTAAAAGGTGACCCTGGTAAAGATGGTAAAGATGGCCAAATACCACACATCGCTTACGCTGATAAGTCAACAGATGTTTTAGTTGATGCGATGCCGACATTCGCAGTCCCATCTGCGTATGGTGGAGCGGTTCTCACATCAACTAAGATACCTAGCGGATACAGAATGACATCAACTGGCGGAACAAGCCAAATGAAACAAACTGTATCGTTTAATGGTACGTCAGGTAAGAGTGTATATACATATTTTATTGTTAAAAACACGCATATCACAAACGATATACTTATAACATTTAGCGGAATTGGTTTAACGCTTAATGCAAATTTTGCAGGTGTTACTATTAAGCCAGGTCAAACATATGTCGATTACAGGCAAGCGATTTGCCGTGATAGTCATAGCTATGTGCAGATTGGAATTTGGGCAACATCAGCTGCTAACGACTTATCATACGAAATTTATGATTTTGCATTATACAACACTAATCCATTTATCAATTTCTCATTTGCTAGTAATGGTCTAAATTCCCACATTGGTATGTACCAAGATACTAATTTGGTTGGAAGTACTGACCCAACAAAATATAACTGGTCACTTATGAGAGGGCTTGACGGGAAAGATGGCGTACCTGGAACGCCTGGCGCTGATGGTAAAACGCCTTACTGGCACACAGCATGGGCAAATAGTGCTGATGGCAAGACTGATTTCAGTTTGACAGACTCTAAAGATAAGCAATTTAGAGGTGAATATATTGACTATATTCAAGCGGATAGTACTGATCCAACAAAGTACAACTGGATAGACAGAACTGGCAACGTTAAGGTTGGCGGTCGGAATTATTTAACAAAATCAAATCCAATCAGAGACGCAGGTGCTAATAAATTAAATGCATTGTCTGTTCGTGATGCTGAGACGCCAAACGGCTTTAAGGTGACTGGTAACTCGACAAAAGACGGAACGGTCAGGATTTACAATGTTATTAATTCTGACGGCTGGTGGACTGTATCATTTGATATCAAGGGGTCACAATCACTTGCCGTTGACGTTACTGTCGATATCTGTGACCAAGGACAAACAAAAATTTGGACAAATACTACTAATACTTACGAGCGTAAGAGCATTAGTGTAAATGTTACTAATTATTCCAAAAATCCATCAACTTATCATTTCGTTGATTTCTCAAATTTTGCATTTGCTTATTTTTGGATTGACAACATCCAAATTGAAAAAGGAAACGTAGCCACAGACTATGAACAAGCCCCTGAAGACATCGATGCAAAAATAGACTCAAACCAAGCTTTGACGCAAGAACAGATGCTAGCACTTGAGGAACGCTCAGCACTTGCAAGAGACAATGCTATCGCTGAGGCAATGAAAAACACTATCAGCGAAGTTGAGGCCAAGTGGCAAACTTGGTACAACATCAATACCGCAGACGAAAAGCAAAAAGTTGCTAATGACATCGCATCCCTCCTTGAACGAGTGGCCAAATTTGAACAAAATTTGGGTGAGGCAAGTGCTAGGTTTGAATTTATCAACAATGAAACCTTGATTGGTGAAGAGGGTGTTGCCATCGGTGATAAAGAGGGCAAAGCTAAGCTTTTCCTTTCAAACGATAGTATCAGTTTTGTGACAAACGGCGTTGCTCAAATGACATTGACAGGTGACACGTTAACTATCAAAAATGGTTTGTTCACCGAACGCATCCAAATTGGTAATTATGTTGAGGAAGTCTATGATAGAAATCCACTATATAACGTAATCAGGCCTATTAAATATAGTTAGAAAGGGGGATTGAATGGGAACATCTACATTTAGTGGTGATTGGGGTCACAATCTAACGCTAGAAATTTTCTCAGCTTGGAACTCACAAAATACAGCTGGCAATTACAGCACACTCAACGTTCAAGTGTTCTTGTCGGCGTCAAGCTATGCGATGATTTCAACAGCTGAGACAAGGCCTTTGACTATGACAATTGACGGCGGTTCTGAGATTGTGCAGGTTAATCCATCAATTAATTACGGCCAACGAAAAGCCTTGTTGCAAAAAGATTATCGCATTAATCACAATGCTGATGGTACTAAGCCACAATTTAACATCTCAGCTAAGTTTGATATCAACATTAGTAATTATGGCTCAGCAACCGCAACTCAAGCTATCAAGCTGCCCGACATCAAACGAGCTAGTACATCTGATGACATATCTGGGAATGTTGGAAGTGCGGTGACTATCAACATTTCTAAGCAGATGTCAACATTTAGACATACTCTAAAATTTGATTTTAAAGGCCTCACTGGTACAATCGCATCTCTTGTTGATACTAGCTATGCGTGGACAATTCCTAATAGTTTTGCAACCATGTTGCCAAATAGCTTGTCAGGAACAGGAACGTTAATAGTTGAGACTTACACAAATACTAGTGAAAAAGTTGGTGAGAACAGGTACACAATTACCGCAACGATACCAGATACGGCAACCTATAAGCCAACACTAGCAAGTGTAAGCTTATCAGATGCCAACACAGCTACTGGAAGTCTCATCACTGGAACAAATTTTGTCAGGATTATGAGTAGGCCAAAAGTCACATTTGGCACGGCAACAGGTAAAAATGGCTCAACTATTAAGTCATACAATGCCGAAGTTGTCGGTAAAAATAAATTTATCACTGGAAATGGTAGCAATTTTGACATGTTGGATTTTACAGGTTCAGCGGTCATTAGAGCAACTGTGACAGACAGCCGAGGATTGACTTCGGCACCCGTTGATACCACAATCAACGTGCTTGATTATTTCTTACCTCAAACTGTTAGTGCGAAGATTACAAGAGCACAATCAGACCCTAACGTTTTCCAACTGTCGCCGATTGTTGAGATTGCACCGCTAACTGTTGGCGGTGTACAAAAAAACCAGCTCAAGATTAAAGTTGAGGTGGCACCTTATGATACTGGGGTTTATACGGTTGATAATGGACCAGCTACAAACACTTGGTCAACAATATCCAAAATGAATGGTGAGTTGTTAAATCTTGGTGGCTCCTATGACAAAGCCAAATCATGGCTTGTCAGAGTGACAGTAAGTGACAGTTTTAACACTGCGATGCCGATTGGTCAGACGGTGTCAAGTGAGTTTGCTTTGATGGTTAAAACGCCAACTGGTGTATCATTCGGCAAAATCTGGGAGCGTGGGATTATTGATGCTCAAGGTGATGTTTATGTGAGTGGGAAAACTGACACTAAATCGTTAACGGTTGATGGGTTTGCAATAAGCAAGCTGACAATTTTAAATATGATTTATCCCGTTGGCTCAATCTTTATCAGCACATCATCGGCTAACCCATCTACAACGATGGGCGGAACTTGGACAAGGTACGGTCAAGGCCGTGTTTTGGTTGGGGTCAATGAGAGTGACACTGATTTTTCAACCGCTGGCAAAACGGGCGGTGAGAAAACCCATTTGCAAACAGTTGACGAAATGCCGAGCCATACTCATGGCTTTAGAGGTGGTGGAGAGAATAACTACGTAAGAGTTGAACCATCGAGCACCTATGGTTACTCAGGAAACTCTGATAAGACAACTAATGCGACAGGGGGTAATAAACCATTTAATATCATGCAACCATATATAACTACATATATGTGGCTAAGAACCGCATAGGAAAGGAGTTTTAGATGCTTAACATTACAGCAAAATATCCGCATCAATTACCAGACGGCTCAATTGATGGGACTAATGTCATTTTAGATGGCACAGACAGTCACGCAGGTTGGCACATACCACTGGTATTACCAAAAGAGTATTTGGACAAATCTCAAGATGAAGTTTTGAAAATGTGTCAAGAAATGATTAATCAGCAACTTGATCCAGGGAAAGCTTTAGCTGAAAAATTTGAAGAGTTAAAGAGCGTCACTACTACAAGTTCACAATCTTTGATTACACTGATTAGCATTTTGTATGGTAAAGGGACGCTGACAGATGAAGATATTATTTCTATTGGTTAAATTAATTTACAAGAAAGAAGGGATTTATATGATGATTAAATTATTTGCAACTGATTTATACTACGAAAAAATGACTTGGACACAATTTTTAGCTAAAGATTTTTCAGAGTATATCAATAACAAAACTAAAGAACAGCTTGCACTTATGTGCGATGAAGAGCATCTAAATAAAATTTTAGCTAGCTAGTGAGGTGTCTATGAAAGATTTAATTGATAATTTTTTAGACATTGCAACTATTGTTACTGCTTTAACCGTGATCGGTGGATTTCTGATTGGTATCTATAAATTTTTAGTTGTTGAACCTGACAACAGAATGGCTCAGAAAATCAATGAACAAAATAATAGAGCGTTAAGAGAGACAGTTGAACCGCTGACAGAGCAAATCAAAATCCTGAACATCAATCTTGATTTAATCAAGATGCAATCAGACGAGACGAAAAAAGAAGTCAAATCACATGATGGCCGACTTGATGACCATGAGACACGCATTACAGTCCTTGAAAACAGAAAGGTAGGATAGTTATGAAAATTAATTGGAAATTACGCTTACAAAGTAAATTTTTTTGGGTCGCATTAATCTCTCTTATCGTGTTGCTTACTCAGCAACTAGGATTTGACATTTTCCCAAAAAATTGGGAAGAAGTGCTTAACACTGTTCTCAGCATCCTGATCTTGCTTGGTGTCATCAATGACCCAACAACCGCAGGGTTGGACGACAGTGAACAAGCAATGGACTATTTAGTGCCGAAAGGAAAATAACTATGACAATTAACACAGAACAAGCTATCGCTTGGATGGCTGCCAGACAAGGCAAGGTCACTTACTCGATGGCTCGGCGTGATGGTGCATCATCTTATGACTGCTCAAGCTCAATTTATTACGCTTTGCGTTCGGCTGGTGCATCGGACAATGGTTGGGCGGTTAACACTGAGTACGAACATGACTGGTTAATCAAAAACGGTTATCAATTGGTTGCGGAAAATGAGTTGCTTTATCCAAAACGTGGAGACATTGGAATTTGGGGTAAACGTGGTTACTCAGCTGGTGCTGGTGGTCATACATTTATGTTCGTTGATGAGAGTAACATCATCCATTGTAACTATGGCTACAATGGCATTACTGTTAATGATTACAATGAGATTTGGTATGCTAACGGGCAACCTTACGAGTATCTATACAGATACACAGGTTCGGGATCAGCACCCGTAAATCAACAAGCGGTCATCTCACAATTTGAGAGAGAGCTTGATGTCAACACTCCACTAAGCAATTCGCAAATGCCTTACTACGAGGCAACAATCTCAGAGGATTACTATGTTGAGTCAAAACCTGATGCAAACTCTGAGGACAAAGAGTTGTTAGTTGCTGGCACCAGAGTCAGAGTTTATGAAAAAATTAACGGTTGGGCACGCATCAATGCGCCTCAATCTAATCAATGGGTAGAAGATGCTTACTTGATTGATGCAACAGAAATGTAAAAAAAATCACCGCTTGGATAATACCCGAGCGGTTTTTTTATTTATAAAAATCATCTACTGATAATTTTTTCATTGTATTTAAAGCGTTTTGTTTCCAATCGCCTTTTTTAGTAAAAAATTGAGATTGATTATTTTTGATAAAGTCTTTAAGCATTTCAATAGTCAAGTTATCACTTAATTTAGAAATGTGGTTTTTGAAAGCTGAGCTGATAATGTTTCGTTTAACATTAATTTTTACATCAATATCATCAACAGTACCAGCTTGTTTAAAATCAGACCAAAAATAATCAACAAAGTCATGTTTTTTATCATACTTCATAGCTTGATAAAATACTGTTTTGTCTTTATTTGAGTAATTCTTGACAATCTTAGTGCTTTTATCAATGATTATTTTTTCACCAAATTCATCAATAACAGTTTCTAAATTTTCAGGAATATAATTTTTGATATTAGTTTCAATTTCAACGCCGTCATATATAGATAGTAGGTCACCGTATTCCTCAACAACATCAACTAATGTGATGTTGACGTTATGAGGATTTGAGATTTGATTAATATCATCAACGAATTTTTTCGGGATATAGATACCTTTTATCTGATCGGTTGAAACTTCATCAGTCACATACTCTTGATAGTATAGATAGTTTCTATCATTTTCTAAAAATTCTGTTTTTGTTGGGTTATCAACTTCAACCTCAATCAGAACATCACCATAGTGTGTAGATGAATTAAATTTTGTTATTGGTTTAGCTAGATAGACAACATCAATAGAATTGTCTGTTCTGTTGATGTCTTTGCGTTCATTTCCAGTTTTGCTTACAGGAAGAATGCCATATTTTAAAATATTTTCTAAGTCTCTTATTGGAACATTTTTATATAGTTTCATTCTTCCTGCCTCGCTTTACTTATTTTTTGTAGATGCCATCAACTGTTCCGTCAGCATTATATTTCAAAAGTCTATAATTTTCGATTTTATGTCTAGCGTCAACTGTCGCAATTAATATTTCATTTGCTGATAAATTTACCAACATTTGATTTGCTGAGATTGGAACAGCTGGTTTTCTCATTGTTTCTGTTGAGATTTTTTCAACTCTGCCTTCATCTTCTAAGATGTGTACAAGTTCCCAAACTGGATTGTGATCTTTGTTTGCTAATGCGATAATTTCTTGTTTTTTCATTTTTCGATACCTCGTTTATCTTTATGATTATATTATATACAATATTAGATATATTGTCAACACTTTTTAAATGTTTTTTTGAATTTCTTCAGAATATTTTGTTAGTTTGCTAGCAATTTCTAGTGATATATTCCCGAGCTTTATTTTGCCATTTTTTAAAGATGACAATTTTGATTGTGCAATACCCGTATCTTTAGCGATTTTGTATTGAGTCTCATTTTCCAATAACCATTTTATTTTTTTGCTATCTGCTTTCATATTTTACCCCTCATAACTAGAGAGCCTCACTATGAGGCTCTTTTTTTATTTTACATACACAGTCTTGCCGTTGCTAGATTGAGCAAATTCATCGACGATGTGATTGTCATCCCAAGGATAATCTTCAAGTAATTTTCCTTCGATTTCTTCTGGTGTAAAACTATAAAGTTCGTTTGTTTCATCATCTTTGTAGATAACATTTCCGTTGATATCTTCGTTGTAATAGTTAATCATATTTTTTCTCCTTTATTAATTAAAAATTTCTTCAACTTCCGCTTTAGTAAGTTCTACAAGTGTTTCATTTTCAACTTTTACAAAATATTGATCTTTGCTTTCGCAGACACAATAGATTTTATTTTCTTCTAAGTTCCAAGCTTTCCAGCCTGCTCCGCTTTCATCTGCGTCGATAAATTTACGGTCTAATTTGTATGTTGGATGAGTTCCTACGATTTCAGCAACCCAAGCTTTTTGGCGTTTTGAAGTTGCTAAAACTAATTGTCCATCAATTACTACGTTTTCTAAATCGCTGCTTGTTGTGTTGTTTACTTTAATCATTTTTCGTTACCTCGGTTTGTTATATCTTTATGATTATATTATATACAATATTAGATATATTGTCAACACTTTTTATCAACTTTTTTAAAAATTTTTTCGAATAAAAAGATAAAGGGGGTGACAAGATGGACGAACCAGATAACATTGTTGCAGAGTTTGACAAATGGAAACGTGAAAATCCTGAGGAATATCTTGAATGGTGTCAAGAGCATTGGTATCTGTTTTAG